AGCTGTAAAGTCTACACCATTCTCTAGCTTTGAACCATTCAAGAATACATCAATATAACCAGCTTCATACGTAGCAGCAAATACAGTTTGTCCAGCAGTAGCATGATATGTATATCTCTCAGTTGTTCCATTAACAGAACTACCAGCATTAATCCATCCAGCATTACTCCATACTTTCATAAAGTTCTGAGTAGTATCAAAATACAATGTACCATATACTAAAGCATTACCATCGTTATCAACCAAAGGAGGAGTGGCTTTTGGACCTAAGTATCTATCATCGAATTGGTCGTATGTAGATGTACATACAGTAGCCATAGCAGTGGCAATAGCGGCTTGTTCTGTAGCGATAATTGCATTATCATCAGCCAACAGAATCTCTGCAATATTTGGAACGATTGTATTTGCGACAGAATTTACATTAGTAATATTGGTAGCAACTGTATTTACATTTGCAATAGCAGAACCAACTGTGTTGACATTAGTAATTGATGTTGCAACTGTATCAATTTCACTTACTGGCTCAAGTAAATCAGACGCTACTACATTGATGTTTGCTGCATTTAAAGCTACTGCATTTACATTTACTATTGACCCACCAACAATATTAACATTGGCAATGCTTCCTGAGACAGTATTTACGTTAGCGATACTAGCAGACGTAGTTATAACTGAAGCTATATTAGTAGCTACAGTATTAACACCAGTAATACCATCAGCAACAATTCCTATGTCAGCTATGTTGGAAGATACGATTGCAATATCAGTTGGAGAGTCTAGTAGCTCATCTGATGTATCTGCTACTCTAATTTCAACTTGTGAATATAATGATGTAAGTACAGCATCTACAAATATTACAGAGTTATTAACTAGAGAGTATTCTGATACATTTGAAATCTCCCAAACACTATCTGATACTCTTAATTTCCATACACTACAGTGTTGTTTTGTTGCTATGTGCTTTGTTGATGGATAGGTTCTAGTCGTCCCATCTGTTGCATATATACTAGATTGAATAGCCATAATATTTTCCTTTATAATTTAGTTGAACGACCATTGTATTGTCCTTCTAGTGATATTGCATTAATCTGAAATCCATAACCATTTGTAGACTTAATCTTAATTCTCATATTCTTAGCGTTACCAGATATATATGGCTTTCTATCAACCGTATATAATGCTGGAACTATTCTGCTTGTGTTTCTCTCTTTGTCCTCAATAACTAGATTGAAGTTGCTACCATCAGCTGATGAAATCATAGCAGTTTTTACTAGCAATGTTCCTCTCATCTCTTTGATATACTGCTTATCAATTAAAGACCATTCAGATAGTTCTATTTCGCTATTATAGCTTACAGTACCATTATCTTTAAATGTAGATGTAACACTATATGGGTCAATATCAATCTTCTCGTATGATGGATTAGCTAATATGGCTCCATATGATATATATGTCTCAAAGATTATACTTCTTGAAAAGTATATTGTATCAGAGAATGTAAACTCACTTGTTGGTACTGTAGCATTATATCTTTTTCCTAGCAGATATAGATATCTGTCAAATGAAACAATAGAAGATATATCATAACTAAATACCCATTTACCCCAAGCTGATTGCTTATTCTCATTGCCTTCAAAATGATACTTCCAAACATATATTGTGTCTCTATTTGTTTTGCTTCTTAAGAATATACAGCTATTTTTCTCTGAGCCAACTAGTGTTGTTATGTCTTTATCAATATAGTTTGGAACATGAGCTGATATATCAGTGGCTCTAATATTAGCTGTTAATGTCTCAAAGCTCATCTCCATTAATGATGAGTAGTCACCAACTTGTGAAGCAAATATAATAAAGTTTCCAATGGAAATAGGTCTAACTGCTTTATTAATCTCATACCCAGATATAGGAGATACTGTAAGGTTAGATGGAGTAATACCTTTTGTAGCATCAATAACAAACTGCTGCTTATCACCAAACAATACAATAGAACCTTGCATCTCTACAGCATACTCAAGACCAACAGACTTATTGCTATCAATGTAAGTAGTAATAGCACTATCATCTAATATACTGAGGATAGTAGTTCTAAAGAAATTTGTGAAGCTACCTTGCTGAGATAGTGATATACCATTCTTAGTTAATATTCCAAATCTACCATTAACAAAAAATATGTCTTTAATTGGAGAACCAATAAACTCTGGAATAGCTTGTGAATGAATATCTCCAACCATTATGTCATCATAATCTATTGCTGATAGAGTAAATGTATAGTCTGCATTTCTAACAAGCTTATGTGGCATTGTTGTATCTATAATCTTATTATTCATCGTTGGGTCAATAGACTCATACCATTGAGTACCATTATACTTTACCCAATAAGCAATATCATCATTACGCTGAACACCATCAATTTTTACTATAGTATCTTTGTAAGGAAAATGTTTTGGTAGGTCACTCATAGATGTTACTACACCTTTCCAAGCAAAACTACCTTGATTCCCATAGCTGTCACTCATAACAATAGTATAGTCATTCCCATCAGTTCGTTTAATCTTTACAATAGCTCCACTTGACTCACCAGTAAAACCAGTTAAGCCATTAGCCCAAGTAGCAAACTGAGCAGCAATAGTATCAGAATTAATACCACTGTATGTCTTAGTTGATACTACTGTTCCATTTGTATTGTATAGAGTACAAGTATATGAATATGGAAATGCAGCATCTACACTTGCATACTTAATCCATATGTATGACTCTTTATCGTATGTTGATGTATTTGGTAGGCTTCCACTTGATGTAGATGATGTGATACTTACTATAGCAGTTGCTCCAATATTAGTACTTCCTACTGGGCTCCAAGGGTATCCAGTTGTTTGACTTACAGCTGGTGGTAGAGATGTAACATCAGAAGGAAATGATATAGAGCTTGTAATCGTAATAGCAGTTGTATCTAGCTTATACATCTCTATGGCTCCATTTAATGACAATACTACTCTATATAAATCAGAAGGAAGTTTGCTAGTAATTAAGCTATATAAATTTGCTCTATATTCATAGATAGTTTCAGGGTATGTATTTAGTCCAACAACCTTAATTGATGTATTGTATACAATGTTTATTCCATCTACCACTACTGTTGTTGTAGCTCCTAACGAAGAGTCAGCGTATAATATTGAATTTGTATATGTTTTTATCCTAGCTGGAGCTAGATTATATTTGATTGAACTTTTTATTTCAAAATCATTTACGCTATCTATGGTATTGTATCCATTTGAGAACCCAGCAGTAGATACGTTTACAGACTTATAGTTTAGAGTTGCTGTTGCACCAAAGCCTTGTATCTGAGGGATGATTTCTTTGTTGGCTATAAACGTAGTGTCTTTGATAGTTAATGCAGAGAACCCTATTGATGGGTTAGAGGACTCTAAATAGTTTAATGCACTACCGCTATACGTAACTGTTCTGTATGCGCCAGTAGATGCTTCCATAACTCTAAGACCATTAACCCTATCAATTGTAACTATATATTGCTCTGATGACTCACCAGCTAGTCCTCTATCATAGCTATGCACAAACTGATTGTCCTCTAGTAGAGTATTTGTATTTACTTGTACTGTAGGATTTCTACGTCTAACACCAGTTGATATAGTAGGATATGCGTTAATCATCTCCTCGCAATTGTTTGGCAATCTTTGGTCAAGTGATTGTTTGCTTACCCCAGAGAAGATACTGAGTAGGTTATTATGGACTAGAGCCATTATCTGTTCCCTTTCATCTGAATACCAAATGATGAGTTAATCATATTGTATTTACCAGTTCTACTCTCACTCATCTTGGCTGATACGAAAGCATCTTCCTCGTCTTTAGTTGTATATGAGTATGATGCTGTATCACCAATAGTTCTAGCTTGGAATATTCTAGCTGCTCTGATAGTAATGTAATGACGAATAGGATGAGTTAAAGCATTGAAGTCCATATCCCATATTACATCACACTTAACTGGTTCATCAAACTTATTAGTAAACAGAGTCTTATCATACAGTCTCCAGTCTCTCATAATAATCTTCTTTTCACTAGATGCTGTAATATCTAATACATTCATTGGAATAGCAATCTCTCCAGTATTATCTACTGGGAACTCATAGCCTTCATCAGTATTGAAATCCCATCCACCAGCTAGTACAGCTTTCTTTACTTCTAGTAGAACCATCTCTGCCAGTTGCCCAGTAGTTGAATTAGCCAAGTCAGTATCAGACTCAATAGGTAGTTCATTGATTGTTTGTAGCAATACATTGATAGCAGTTAGAAGCAACTTGCTTGAGTCGTATTCGTTTTGGATATATGCCATAGAAGCTCCTTAAAATTTATTATACCCTCCGAAGAGGATATTAAAAGCTTAAGTAAAACTTAAACTAATCAGACATTCTTGATTGATACAGCAGAGTTAGGACGAAGAGTACCAACACCGTTAGAGAAAGAAGCAGTAATCAATTTAGCATCCAAGAAATCAGGTTGCTCAGAGATTTTAGACTGAACGTCCCATAGCTTAACAAGACCAGCAGCTTGGCTAGTAAATACCAAACCAATAAGACCAGCAGTTGAAGGAAGTTGGTTAGTCTGAAGAACAGTAACTCCACCAATCATCATTACTTTACCAGTGTTGTATCCACCGTTGTTTCCGTCCATATACTCACCATAAGTAGCACGAGCAGATTGAACCAAGAATGAGTATTGTTGAGGATTAACAGCAACATAAGTATCACTCATATCATCAGTAGCACGAATAGCAGCAGCAGCAGCGAAGATAGATGCAGCAAGTTCATCACCAAGAGCAGATGGAGTAGTTGCAGCAGAAGCACCACCAAGAAGTTTAGCATTAACAACAACTGAACCATTTCCATTTCCAGCTAAACCAGTTGCAAGAGAAGCAGCTTCAATAGCAGCAGCACATTTACGGTCAACCTTAGCAGCCAAGTTAGCACTCATCTGACGAACTTGCATAGCAATTACATCATAGTTAGCAACAGACTCATCGAAACGGTCAATACGACGTGCTTCATACTGAGGACGGTCAAGGTTAATAATACGTTGGTCTTGTGTACCAGCAGTTACGTTAACTTGTGTACCAGCAGAATATGATGCAATGTTGTTATCAGCAGCATCCATTTTACCTTCAATGATGAACTGACCACCAGTACCACCTTGAATTGTTTGTGTATACAAGTAAGGAATCTT